CTGAAATTTGTTCTGGCCAACAGATTCATAGATAAGATTGTGATAGGTGTCGGTTCGCTTGAACAGCTAAGGGATAATTTGGCGTTCATCCACGGCTGGAACGCTTGCCAGTGCGATGACGAAACTATAATTGATCCAAGAACTTGGAAGGATGAAGAATGAATTGGGACGAAACATTAAAGGTAATACCGGACGGCGTACAAACTCTCAGTAAGATGCCGAGCAAGCATGTGAACAGAGTGTACCCAAAGTACATTGACAAGGCCGAGGGCGCTTATGTATGGTGTGGCGATAAGAAGTATATCGACTACCCGCTTGGTCTGGGGCCAATCGTTTTGGGCCATGCCAATACGTATGTGAATAGGGCGATAGTAGACCAGTTGAATAACGGTATTGTTTATTCGCTACCATCGAAGAAAGAGACGGAACTTGCCAATAAGATATGCGATCTTATCCCTTGTGCCGAAAAAGTAAGGTTTGTCAAGACCGGCTCGGAGGCGACGACAGCGGCTGTCAAGATCGCGAGGGCTTATACGAAGCGGAACAAGGTTCTGTGTTGCGGATATCACGGCTGGCATGACTGGTTCTCGATAGTCAACGAAAAGAAAGATGGTATTCCGAGGATAATTGCCAACTTGAGTTGTAAGTTTAAGTACAACGATATTGACGATTTCAGGAAGAAACTTGGCAAGAAAGAGAATTGTAAGGTCGCTGCCGTTATCATGGAGCCATACATTCTTGAGGAACCGAACGATAATTACCTCCACGACATCCGAAGGATATGTACCGATTATGGTATTGTCCTGATATTCGATGAGATAGTTACTGCTTTCCGTACCAAAAAGTTCAGTGCGCAGGCGTACTACGGTGTTACGCCCGACCTCACTACTCTTGGCAAGGCAATGGCGAATGGGATGCCGATGGGATGTGTTTGTGGCAAGGCAAAGATAATGGATGTGCTATTAGGAGACTGCTTTGTCTCTTCGACGTTCGGTGGCGAACTGGCTTCTATCTCTGCTGCCATAGCAACGATTGACTTTATGCAATCTCACAACGTAATCGACCAGATATGGAAGATGGGCGAAAGGTTCAAGAGCCTGTTCAAGACAATAACGGATAGCATGGGTTTGTCGGATAAGGTTTATTTGAAAGGGTTACCGCCGAGAACGTACTTTGTATTCCCATCACCTGAGCATAAGGCATTGTTCTGGCAGGAGTGTTTGTATCGAGGTGTGTTATTGGGTTATGCCCAGTTCATATCGTATTCCCATACCCTGCCGGTAATAGACGAAACCATTCAGGCTATGCGTGGCGCAATGAAGATAGTCAGGAAGTATTGGGACGATCCAAGGGCCGCACTTAAAGGCGACTTGCCAGAAGAGACTTTTAGATTACCGGAGATGAAGAATGAAATTGGAACCACTGACACTAACGGGCCTGCAAACAGTGAGGTTATGGCGGAATCAAGCGTTGGAAACATTAAGAACGTCTCACCCACTAACGGAGGACGGCCAATCAAAGTTCCTGGCAAACCTTGACAATAACAAGCATAGGTATTGGTTGATAAATGACAGTGGCTTAATCGGTATGGGCGGTATTACCAATATCCATTGGGAGAACAGGATTGGAGAGATCAGCTTATTGATAAGAAAGAATCGAGAAAAGGAGGGTTTGGGATCAGAAGCTGTTCGGCTGCTGTTATTTGAAGCCTTCGGCAACATGGGCCTAAAGACAGTGTTCGGCGAATGTTATATGTGCAACGAGGCGTGGAAGTTCTGGAAGAAGATAAAGACCAAGTATGACGGGCAAGAGACAATCCTGCCCAACCGGAAGCTGTGGAAAGGAAGATTCTATGACAGTCTGTACTTCAGCATCGACGCAGACGGCTTTGTATTCGACTCTTGACAGAGAATACAACCAGCTTATGAGCGGGCCGTACAAAGACCTTGGCTGTGCCGGGTTGAAAGATGGCAGGATAACAGGTTTCTGGCGTCCGGTAGTTGGTATAAGTATCGAGCAGTTGTATAGCCTGTGGAGTGTATCGCAGGATATATATTACATGGACTTCCTCGAAGATGGGCTGTCTAAGGTTAGTAAGGTGTTATTACTGAAAGGGTACACGGCTACCCCGTACTATACTCAGATGATCGACTTAACGAAGTCGGAACAGGACTTGAAGCGCGATCTAAGAAAGAGCTATAAGAGCCTCGTGAACAAGAATGTTATTACTAATGAGATGTATGAGATTACGCCGTACCGTCGGTTACATGAAGCGGTTCGCGGCATAAAGCGTTCCCAAGATACTTGGGATGTTCAGCAGCGGATGGTATGGCAGAATCAGGCGTTCTGCTTGACACAGACGAGATTCGAGAATATGCGTAATCCTCTGCCGTCAAACGTAATAACTGAGGCCGGGCTAATAGTGTACTACAACAAAGACATAGCCTATTACGCTTCGGGTTGTTCCGTGGTTGACAGCCATGCTGTGATGTGGCAAGCGATATTAAAGGCAAAGGATTTAGGATGTAAGAGATTCGAGATGGGCGAACAGGTTTTCGATGACAGTAAGGCAGGGAATATAAGCAAGTTCAAACGTGGCTTTGGCGGTACCTGCGAGATTCGGCTAATTTTAGAAAGGAAGAAAGATGAGTAAGATTTTGATATTGTCAGCCTCACCCCACAGAGACGAGGTAGTTGATAACCTGATTAAAGAAGAGTTGGAGTCGTTGGGCAATAAGGTATGGGTACATCCGTGCCTGCGAGAAGGTCGGGAAGCTATTCTTAAACACAAGCCAGACGTAGTGGTATTACCCCCAATAAGGAATCCATATTCAAGGGACTTAGCCGAGACTTGCAAGGATTGGGGCATTGGCGTTGTCTCTCGTCATACGGAGGCAAGTTGCGATTGGGAGGATTTCAAGGGCGGCGACGAGGCCATGAAGACAGGTATCCTTGGCAGATGGCGATACGACATTGACAAGGAACTTGTATGGGGCACCGATGAGGCCCAGATACTTAATCGCCGAGGGGCAGGGTTCCCGGCAATAGCTGTGGGTGCGTTTGGTGTAGATATTTACAAACAGCAAGGGTTCAGGGACAAGTTTCTTTCCCGAACCGACTTTTGTAAGAAGTGGGGGTTCGATGAAGATAAGAAAATCCTTACGATCTCTTCTCCGTGGGGCTTCTGTGATTCGGCACCGGACTTGAGTATCGACGATATGGTAGAGGTTCAGAGGGAAGTTGATGGCAGGCAGAAGTATCTTGCAATGGTTAGCGGGCTCAAGCAAGCCCTTGACTGTAATATCCTGGTTACGCTTCACCCTGGAGTCCTGGTGGAGCCATACAAGCAGGCTCTTGGCCAAATGAAGATACCGCTAGATACTGAATCGACGGCGACTGATATTCTGGTAAATACCGATGTCTTGGTTCATTCCGGTTCTACGATGGGTATGGAAATGCACTGCATGAACAAGCCTGCATTCCAGTATCTGGACGTGAACGAGCGGTACACTTGCGGATGGTGGATAAAAAGCGGCAGTGCATTGAGCCGTATATCGCCCAAGATAGAGGATTTGAACGAACTTGCCAAAGCGATTTCGCTTGCCGGTAAATCCAACGCCGACAAGAAAGCGATCAGAGACCTTGAGAAAGGGCGATACGGCAAGATGGACGGTAACGCCTACAAGAGAGCAGCTAAGGAGATAGACGAGGTCGATGGTAAGTTTAAGTTCCGTTGGCCGAGAGCCCATGTAGACTACGACCAAATTGGTACGTTCAAGGAAAGCACGAAGGCTATGAAAGAGGGCTATTGTGGTATATGCAAAAGGAAGTTTTCGGTTATAGAGCCGAAATATTTATCTGACTTATGTAATGCCATTGGCGGTAATAAGGAAAAACTCGCGGCGGTAATGAAACAAACATTCTGCCCTTGGTGCGCGGCACGTTTCTTTAGGAAATAACTATGATACTTGGAATAGTAACAGCAAGATTGGGAAGTACGAGATTGCCAGCTAAGGCATTGTTGCCTATTGGCAAGCAAACAATGGTCGAACACGCACTTGAGCAGATGTGTGTAAGCAATGTCGATGAGACATATTTATGTACCCCTGACAAATTTCTTAGCGAGTTCGTAGAATTCAATTCTCTTTTGTGGATTGGCGAAAGGGATATGACGGGCGAACTTAGGGCGGCGGCAATAACAGAATGGGAAGATGGGGATAAACCCGATCACATAGTTCGCGTAACAGCCGATTGCCCTTTTGTAACGCCAGAGATAATTAACCGTGTAATCGAGGAACATCTGAAATCCGGTGCCGATTACACCTACAACCATCACGACAGTTTGCCGTCCAGTACACCGGAGGGCATAGATGTGGAGGTTGTTACTTATGAGGCATTGCAAAAGTTGAGAGGGAAAGAGCATTTATACAACGGTGAAGACATCACGATTCACCGAGTCGATATGGAAGAAGAAAGAGAGGTGTTTAGCGTAAACACATTAGATGAGTATATAAGAGCATTTAAGGAGTTATAATATGGGAGTTCATGCTTCCGGCGACGGGGCTGCTTGGGATTCATTGGAAGCCCTTGACGTTGACCAACCACACGGCCTTGACTACAGAGAGTCCGTACACATGGCGAAAGCGGTGCGTAAACGGATGGACCAGGAACATGTAACCTTTGCCGACGCTACTGTTGGCGGTATCCACATGCCCGGCGGCGTTGCCGTTCTTGGCATGGAGCTTACCGATGAGGGTGGCGATATTACTGCCCCTGTCGTGGGGGATGGTACATACCGCGCCAGAGGGCTTGTGTGGGCCTGGGACGGCTCTTCTGACGCTCGCCTATGGTGTAGCACAAAAGCTGCCGGGAACTCAACTACGGGCGACTGGACACTCCTGGTGATGCACCCTGACAAACAATGGGGCGGCAGAGACGTAACATGGGCGGGGGCGCATGAATTTGACGCTTCGGTTGATATTTCCGGCAATGTAGGGATAGGCGGGGAATTGTCTGTAGATAGCATCTTACGTGTGGGCGGTACGTCCCGGTTTGGTAACAATGTAGTGTTTGAGGACGACATAAGCGTAGACGGCACTGCTGCTTTTGGGGATGCGTCTTTTGATGGGACGGTTGATTTTGGCGATGACGTTGCGTTTGGCGCTGATATTTCCGTTGATGCTACTGCCGTGTTTGGTGCAAAGACGGTTATGGAAGGAGACGTATCTAGCTCCCCCGTAGCTTCTGCATGGTGTTCGTTCTGCGGTGACGGTGCAAATGGCGACTTGGGTGCTGGCGACTTTACGGGATATAATGTAAACACGGTGCAAAAAATATCATCAGGCATTTATGAAATAAGTTTTACTAATGCTCTTCCAAGTGCGGATATGGCTGTAATAGCTACAGGCAATCATAACAGCGACGCTGCCGTACAGGGCAGGGATGGGATGTCGTGCATAAGTACAGCCGCTGACAGTATCCGTATCAGATGTTCCGACAAAGGCGCAAGTAGTGGCACTGCTGTTGATACAAGTCGTGCTTATGTTTGCGTATTTGGGTATTAGCGAGGAATATAGAATATGCCATCAGTATTAGTGCAAAAACTTGACATGGGCCTCGACGCTCTTGTATCTAATAACATGATAGATCCAAGGGGCGCGGCTCAGGGTACGGAGAATATCCTGTACGAATATGGGATAATGCGCACGCCGGGCGGGTTCGCCAAACTCGACCTGACTACCGGCTTGAATTCGGGCGAGACGGTCCTGAAGATAATCCAGTACGAGGAATATGACCGGACATCTCATCTGCTTGCGATGACCAACTCCAAGATATACGACCATAACGTAATCAATAAGACGTGGGACGATAAGACGGGGATGGCACTTAATGCTTACATCGAAAGCCCGGTAAGCGCTCTTGCTGTCGCTCATAATGATACAGATATATACCTTGACGATAACACCTCGAAATCGAACCAATACTATCATCTTCTTATCTGTGATGGCGGGCGGTCTGATATAAAGAGATGGGCTGGCAAGAATGAATCGACGTTCCTACCGTTGACAGGCGCTGATGGGTACGCTACTGGCGGGTCAACTCACCGGGCATTGCAGGTAGGGTTATTTAAAACCCATACCCTTTTAATATCTCCGTTGGAATGGGATGATAGCTCCGGTATATGGGTAAAGAACCCTCAACGGGTTCGGTGGGCCGCTATTGGCAAGATACAAACATGGACGGGTACTGGTTCTGGTTCAGTTGACTTACTTGATACCGGAGATCAAAACGTATGGTCCGCTCCTTTGGGTAGCACATATATTGTTTACCAGAACAATTCTATATGGGACTTAGGGTACGTTGGCGGAACTACCGTATTCTCGCCACGCCCGACGATACCGGAACTTGGCCTATTAACTCAAGAGCTTTTGGTTTCCAAGAACAATGTCCACTATTTCGTTGGCAATGACTATAATGTTTACGCTTATTATGGTGGGACAATAAAGCAGTCTATCGGTGATAAGATACATAAATTCTTACAGGAAGACTTGAACCCTGTTTACGAGAACAGATGTAGAATGGCGATGGGCGAGAATAATAGGTGGCTTCATATATTCATTGTGCCCAACGGTTCGCTGTATATAACAAAAGCATATTCGAGGAATATGTCTACCGGGGCATGGACGGTTAGGGATTGGTCGAATCTCTTTACTTCCGGCAAGGGCATTACGGCCGTTAATCTTGTCGGGGCGCAGACTTATACTACTGGCGATAGTTACGCTCAGGCATTGGAGAATATCAGTCCTTATGCGGCAGATATATCTTCTACCGATACCCCCGGCGATGTAACAATGCGATACGGTGATGTCCTTCGCGGAGATACCACGGCGAATGTAATTGACCAGACGTGGGATTTTTCCGAGATGGACGCTGCCGCTGGTGGTCTTACGTTTGATATTACTATGGGTGGCGCATCGTCAGAAGTTACAACTGATTTTGCAAGCAATCCTATTCTAAGAGTAGACGATGGTTCGCTTGGCGTTAATATGCCATACGGTACGCATTATTATACGGTAACGGACGTATCTGAATCGGGCGGCGTGAAAGATTACAGGTTCACCGTAGACGCAAGGGGTATGACTGATAGTACGGCACTTGGCGCAAACGACTCTACCGGTACAGGAATAGCCGACAATTCAACTAACGTGCCTTCGACGGATGCAACATTCACGGCGACCTTTTTTGATCCGTCAGGTGCAACGTATGACAGCGCGTTACAGGAGTCTCTCGTAAGCGCCAAGTTGGTTTATGGCGATGCGGACGGATTTGTATATCAAGCCGATGAAGATGCTGTTACGGAGGACGGGAATGATATTCTGGGCCATCACATTTCTCCAGTAATAGACTATGGTTCTCCGAGTAAGTATAAAAGACATAGCAAGTTAACATATACCGCCAAAGAAAGAGTGGACGGGCTTGGTGGAATCAAAATAAGGTTTAGGACTGGAAACTTTGACACATCTTCGACGGGATGGAGCGCTATAGATTACAGTCCTTCCTACAGCCTTGGCACTAATTGCTTGGGTAGATGGCGGATGGAAGACGACAGGCCGACCAAAACAGTAATCGACAACAGCGGCAATGATAACACTGGCACGGCTCAGCAGAACACGGAAAACATAAGTGCTTCGGGAAAGATAGGGAAATCCCTCTCTTTTAATGGTTCCAGTGACTACATTGATTTGGGGTCGGATATTATTTTCTCGACAGGAGCTTGGTCTGTGGCCTTATGGTTTAAGGTTAACGATCTGTCGGGCACTATGAACTTCATTTCCTCGACAGCCCCCCTTACTAACAATATTCAATATTTTGGCATACAAGATAGCCGCCTTGCCTTTTGGGACGTATCTATCAACGCTGGATGGACGAAATCTGATACTACTTTACAGGCCGGGCAATGGTATCATGCCGTGCTTGTCTATGACGGGTCTGGCAATTACCAGTTTTATTTGAACGGTAGTTCAGACAGTGATGTTTATAGCAGGGGAACGACGGACGATACAGGCATTATCCGGTACATTGGCGTATTGGCTGGCACGGCGTCCAGGTTTTTTAACGGTTCAATAGACACTCTTGGCGTGTTCGACAAGGCGCTGTCCTCTTCTGAGATAGCTATCTTATACAATAGTGGCTCCGGCACTCCGTTTCTTGAGAGTACCACAAAGATTCTCACGAGCGACTGGCTTGAATATGACGCTTATATAAATAGGAGTAGCAAGAGAATCCAGTTCAGCCTTGAATCTGCGGAAGGCTCTAATTTTGAACTGAGAGAAGCAGAGATATACGCAACGGGAGAGGGCAATAGATAATGGAAATACAAGAAATTGCCCCTGCATTACAGATTGAAGGGTTGCAACCAGAGGCGGCCGTAAGGGAGATGGCCCTTTATGTTGAGGCTCAGGTGGCAAGGATGCAGCGAGAGATATTCTCACTAAGACAGTTCCTTGAGCCTGCGATAAAGAATAATGATAGTTCGCCTGATCAGGAGTTTAGTCCACTGACATGAATTTTCAAATAAATAACATTCTGAATGAAGATGGTAAGCGGTGGCGATACAGTGGTACCGTAATTTACAGGAAAGAGACATATTCGGTGGCGGGTACTGTTCCACGCTTGCGAACACAGGGAATGATTAAGAGGGCCGTTATCGAAGATGCCAGAAAGCAGGTCTTGGCAAGGGCGAAACCTAAACGGAAGACAACGAGAAGATTGGTTCTAGACGAGAACTTTGTAAGTGGTTAAGATATTCAGAGCAACGGACCCGGCGATAGTGTTCTTAATGCACTTTTTCGGCGATGATTGCTCGAATGAAAAGGAAGATAGGAATAGCTTGGCCGGGCTAATGATAGACAGGCCCGGCGATGTATGTGTAATAGTTGGGATTGACGATGGAATAGTATGCCATGTATGCGGGAAACGAGATGAAAATTGGGTTTGGGTCTATAACGCATGGTCGAAAGTGGAATCGAAACATTCTGCGGAGTGCTTTGAAATGATAAAAAATTGGACGAAGAGCTTAGGTATAAACCAATTAAGGTGCGAAACTTACCATAGACCCGAAGTTATGAACAGGGCGTTTGGTTGGGAAAAGTATAGCACGATTATGAAACTTGATTTAGGAATAGTCCAATGAGTTCCGATAAAGGCAGTGGCACGAAAACTACAACAACAAGTCCTTATAGTCAGTCGCAGTTAGATACGATTGAGCAGGGCCTTGACATTTACGGTCCCACATTAGGGCAGGGTGCTAATGTGTATCAGGGACAACGGGTCGCTGGCGCTACAGGTACGCAGCAGGGGGTATTTGACCAGTTACCGGAGTTTGCCAATATGTTTGGCGACTTGTCGGGTTCTCCATTACAGAAGCAGCTTGAAGCTACGTCAGGTCAGTTGCTCGCTGGCGAGCGAGGCGCACAGCCGATAACGCCTGAGCAGGAAAGCACGTTCTTTAACCGGGCAATACGAGACCCACGGCAGAGGGAGTTTCAACAGACAGAGGCACCCCTGATAAGAGAAGAGTTTGCCGGTCCGGGGTTCTATGGCAGCGCAAGGGCTAAAGAAGTCGTGGAGGCACAGGGCGATATAAATGCCCAACTTAGTGGCCAACGGGGTCAGTTGGCATTTGACGTTCTTAGCAGGAACCAGCAGATCGAAGAGTCGTCTGCCAACAGGGCCTTAAATGCTATTAACCCATCACTTGCTGTTGGGCGGGCACCCACTCAACAGGCGTTAGACCAGATTGGCGGGATATCTCAGGTAGCACAGATATCCGACGCCGAGCGTGTCCAGAGGCAGACGGAGATCAATTCCGAGATGCAGAAGTTCTTTGAAGAGAACTTGATTACCGACCCTCAGAACATTTCTATTATCATGCAGTTCCTGGGCATTCCGGGGGCATCATCACAAACATCGAAAACAAGCACGGCACCGAGATCGTTCCATACGGAAGATTGGGCGGAAGTTGGCGCACAAAGTCTTGCTGGCGCATTTGGATTTTAGGAGTATAACATGCCACTTACATTTGATTTTGGAAAAGGTATTCAAAGTGCCGTCAATGCAGCGTTTCCGCAAAGGGCGAATCGTAGATTGCAAGAAAAAGAGCAGGCTGGCATACAAGGTTCCCGCGATATAAACGATATCTTGAATAAGGTAAAGGCGGCTGGTGGCCCACAGACACCCGGAGGGCAACTCTTGATGCAAGATTTATTCAAGAGCAACCCCCAGATGCAGGCATTGATGCAGAAAATGGGGGGTAAGGCTTTTGGCGGCGGCGGTGCATTGGGGGGGATTCCACCTGCAAGAGAAGGGTTTAAGTTAGGTGGATATTCTACTGATGACGCCGGACAAGTGTCAAGTGCCCGATTTCAACCAACCGAAAAAGACCCTCTTACGTCTTCTGATGCTGAGTTTTATACCAAGAAGGGGTACACTCCTGAGGACGCCCAAGCTATTCTTGATAAAAAGTTTGGCTTGGATAGGGGTAGTGGTAGCAGGACACGTAAGGAGATTGCAACCGAGATAGGGAAATGGCAGTCGATTCTTAACCGAACGCGAGAAGTTGGTGTCCTTGGTACATTCGGTGAGATATATGACCAAAACACCTTTGATTTGGCAGAGAAAACTATAGCGGAACTGAAGGGAGAGTTGGGCGGGCAAGATCAGCCATCAGTTTCTCCATCTTTGCCGGTTGGTACGTCTCAACAGCCACCGGCAAGCAGTCCTCAAGAAGTGCAGATACCCGCACCACTTGGCGACGTAGATGCTGTCACCGGAGCGGATAGAAAAGCCCCCTCCACCAAAGTAAAGATGCGAAACAAAAAAGGTGCTGTTTTTAATGTGATAGGTAAGGAAGTTAGTAAGTGGGAAAAGAAAGGTTTCGTTGCCGAGGATGGGCTAACCAGAGATAAGCGGGGGTGGGTACATTTTAAGTCGCCGGAAGGAATACCAATGTGGGTGAATCCGAAAGACATAAAAATTGCAAATGATAGGGGTTTCGTTCCAATAAAATAATATGGCTGACTTTGACCCAAATAAATCCGTTGACTTTAATCCCGGCAAATCAGTTGATTTCAAACCTGATGGTCAGTCTTCTAAGACGAGTGGAATCCTTGCAGATTTGCCGGAAATGTTTAAGGTGGCTTTCAAGCAGGCCGCAGAACCAAAAGTCCGTAGGCTCGGTAAGGCATTGGGCGTTCTTGGTGTTCCTTTTGATCGGATAGAGCGGGCTATTGCCACGCCACTGACGGCGATTGCCAAGTCTCGTGCAGATCGCCTGCCTTCGACTAAAGAAAACAGGACTCAAGCGGAACAAATAGCTGATTTTTACAAGAGACTTTATAGTGGCCCTGAGAATCTTCCAGAGGAATTGAAAGAGATTGCTCCGTCAATCGTTGCAGGAGCAAAGGCATTAGTTCCTTACCCCGGCATGGCTCCAGAAAAAGATACGTCAACATTTACTGATTTTGCCGGTGAACATATCAGGCTAACGCAGGGCCGTGAGGCGTCTACTGCCGAGAAGAATGTTTATGGTCTTGCATTGTCTTTTGGCGTAGCGGTTCCGGCGGCAGGACAGATAGCCAGAGGTATTCGAGGCGGAGCAAGGCTTACTGGTATCCCACAAAAAATAGCGGCCAAGGGATTACCGGCATTTAAGAGGGCCAAGCTAATAACGGGGGCCAATGTTGCCGAAAAAGTAGAACAGGCAGAGGTTATAGGTAAAACTCTCGGCCCTAAGGAGGCCAGGAAGATAGCGAAAGCATTAACTAAGGCAACAGGCAAGCCGATTAGTGCTGCGGCAGTAGAGACAAGATTTGGTCAATTAGTAAAGGGTGGAATAACTACACGACCTGAATTGGCAAAGGCTATCCATCCCGCAGTAGAGACATTGGAGGCCAATGCCAAACAATTGCGCAGCCTTGGTATTTTGAGTAAGGAAACTTTTCTTACGAAATTACCAAAGAGCCGAGTTGTAGAGTTGAATATGCAAAAGGCGAAAGCTTTACGTCAAATCAAAAGGCTGGAGACTGCCCCTCACTATGTTGGGACACAGGAAATATCTGCAAAATTCCCCGGACGCGCCAAAAAGATAAGAGAATTGAATAGCAAGGTTGCCGATATTTCATCTAAGTTGGATGCGTCCACTCATCTTGGCGGCGCGCAGTATATGCCTCGTATGTATAAGTCGAAGGAGGAAGAGGCGGCAGCAAGGAAGTTTTGGGGCTGGTCGAAGACTCGGATAAAAGCTCATTACGCCAAACAGAGAAAAGATATACCTGAGCATGTTCGTAAATTCATGGGAGAAATCAAAGAACCCGCATTTCCTGTAACTAAGGGATTGATGCAGCAGGCTCATGATATAGAGCTTGGCAAATTATATAAGTTCGTAGACGAACAGCCGGGATGGGCAAGTAAGGTTTGGGAGAAGGGGCTATCAAAGAAGCCATTGCCAGACACTAAGGCTTACGGTGCATTGGCTGGAAAATACGTTCACCCGAAAGTGTTCTCGGATATTACTGAGTTGCATCGAGTAAGAGGAAATGTAGAGCAATTATATGATGCCTCTATTGGTGCGTGGAAACTTGGCAAAGTAGTTTTGAATCCATCCACTCATATGAGAAACAAGATTTCCAACAAGATATTACTGGATATGAGCGGTATGGGGTATGGTGAACAAGCCAAATATGCAGTTAAGGGACTGCAACATGCTCGGCGTAATTCCGCAGAATATCAGTATGCCAAAAAGTTCTTTGCAAGGACAACGCTAAAGAGCGAGATACTTGACGACTTACTCCGTACAAGTTCAACGGCCAAAGGAAAAACAGGATTTGGCAGGGCGCTTGATTCTGCTAAAAAAGGGACCAAGGCTCTTGTCAAGAAACCTGCCGAATTGTACCAGCACGAAGAGTTTACCAATAAGTTTATGAAGTACCTTCAGCAAAGAGATTTAGGTAAGTCTCAGATCGAAGCTGTAGAGGAAGCTAATAAATGGTTATTTGATTATGGTGATTTGGCGACATGGGAAAAGAACATTGCCCGTAGAGTAGTCCCGTTTTATACGTTTCCAAGAAAAGCCATCCCGAGAGTTCTGGAGGCGGTAACGGAACGGCCAATGGCGGTAATGAAATACCCGCTGGCGGCAGAGGCAATGACACGATTTTCCTTGGCAAAGTTGGACATGACGCCAAAGGATTATGAAGATTTGCAGGCTGTTCTTCCTGATTACATGGATAAGGGCAGCTACATGCTTATGCCGTATCGGGACAAGAATGGCGACTTGCGGTTTTTCGATTGGACTTATATCTTACCGTGGGGTGAATTATCGCAAATTGGCGAATCCACGAATGTTGGTTCGGTTTTAATGAGCAATCCACTTGTCAGGATACCGGCAGAGCTGGCAGCGAACAAGTCTATCTGGTCCGGCAGAAAGATATATGATGACGAAATACCGCCAGATGAGCAGACCGTTGAATATAGACGAGAGCAGACAGCAAAGAAGATGAAATATTTCTGGGGTACTCTTGCTCCATCTCTCGCCCCGAAAGGTTTGTATTGGGACAGGTTAATAGACGCTGCTACAGGCAAACCCCCTAAGACTTTAACGGGCGCACCTAAAGAACAACTTCTTCCTGAGACGATTGCTCATACTGTTTTTGGTTTACGAACACAACCTGTAAATGTTAAGGAACAAAAAATGTTCCGGTTGTGGGACAAGCAAAGGCAGATACAGGAAGTGCAAAAGAAAGTCAAGGATATTGAAATGCGCCGAAGGTCAGGGAATATAGATCAAGGTGAGTACGAGCAACAAAAAGACATTTACATAAAACAGATGCAGAAGATTATAAAAGAAGCTCAAAAACTATCCAAGGTAGGCCAATGAACCTCGACACCTCAAGTATAAACTGGATTGACGAGAACTTGCAGATCATCAATAAGAATGGTCAGCTGGTTCCGCTCCATCCCAACGACGGGCAGTTAATGCTCGCAGGGATTATCCAGAAACAGAGGGATGCAGGGTTCCCGGTACGGATACTACTCTTAAAGCCCCGGCAGGTGGGGTGGTCTACATGGTCGGAGGCTGAAGCGTTCTACGAGATAAACGCCCGTTCACACTGGACAGCTTTGTGCGTATCTGCCGATACCGAGTCAACGGATATGGTATTTAATATGACCCGTACATTCCAGTCTCATTTACCACAGGATATGAGGCGGACTACGCGGGCAAGTAACCGCAAGGAAATAGTGTACCGTGAGCCGCACGGCTCCAAGTTCCTAACTCAAACGGCAGGCAAAGATGTGTTAGGCCGTGGCGGTACTATCCACTTCTTCCACGGCTCGGAAGTTGCGTTCTGGCCTAAAGCTAAAGAAGGTCTTGCCGCCGTCTTACAGATGGTTCCAAAAAACCCTGACACAATTGTCGTCTTGGAAACTACAGCTAACGGGGTCGGCGGGGCCTTTTACGATATGTACTGGCAGGCAGTTGATAGGATGAAAGATAAGGATTCGCTTGAGGGGTACTTGCCTATCTTCTTTCCGTGGCATAAATTTAGCGAGTATTCCACTGAACCACCACCTGATTTTGTGCCTGACGAGGACGAAAAAGTTGTTCAGTCGGAATGCGGTCTTACCGACGGGCAGGTCTATTGGCGACGATTAAAAATACAGGAGTTGGGTGGCGACGAGGCAATGTTCCGGCAGGAATACCCTGCCACTGCGATGGAGGCGTTCCAGACTTCTGGTAACCCGGTATTCTTGCAGTCGATGATCCAGCATCAAAAGCAGTTCATCAGAGAGCCGAGAAGGTGCATGTTCACTCAGGATAAGATAGAGGACGTTCAACGTGTCTTTAACTGTTGGAAGATTCGCCAATTGCCTTGCGAGAATCACGAATATGCTATTGGTATAGACACTATGGAGGCACGGCTTTCGGATGTCAACGACCCCAAGAGCAACCTTGACTGCGATGCTGTGGCGGTATTCGATAGGACTGCCGGTGAATACGTGGCATTTTATCATGGCCGTGGCGATCAGGTGGAGTTGGCATGGCAGGTGTACTATGCAGCTATGAGGTACAACGAGGCGTTTATAGCGCCTGAGATACCCAACAGTATGACCCTACTCAATATCTTCAAAGAAAAGGGTTATGAGAATATATATAACAGGCAGGTTCACGACCAGCAGCTAACTACTCAAGACTCCGAGAATCTTGGCTGGCGGACGGATATGGTTACAAGGAAATGGCTGGTAGATGATTTCCGATCGGCTCTAAGAGAGAAGAGTTTCGTTGTAGGCTTTGAAGAAATCATAGGTGAAATGATGTCCTTCTGTTACGATAAGAGTGGTAAGCCGATACACATGTCGGGCAAGCATGACGATCTTCTGTTTGCGGCCATGATAGCATTTCAGGTCCATTTAAGGTGCCCGATAGGTGTTAAGCCATACCAACATGCCTTTACGGGTGGTGAGCCGGAGAGGCATGAAGGCCTCGAATCTCTAGCACGAATTGGAGCAATAGATAAAGGAATAGAAGACGATGACGATTATGACGATTATTTTACTGATTAGGTGAAACAATGGCAGGCGAACAAGGTGACGCATTTGCAAACATGATGGTGTCGGATGTCAAAAAGAGTCTCTTTGAAAACTTGCGAGGCGGCAAGGTGAGTGGTTTTGATGATGTTGTTGGCGAGATTGTGTTCCAAAATTGGTATCGTCAATGGGCAGACAAAATAGGGCTTGATCCCAACCCAGACGATCCGCGACACTTTTACGATTATAGGGGTGCGTTTAAGGCGGGGGTGGAACCAGAAATATCACCAGTGGATAATAAGTATCATTGGAGTAGTAAGTTTAAGGCTGATGCCCATCCTAACCGTTTCATTGATGGCATGGACACTAAAACAGGGAAACCAATAAAATGATTGATTTAGTAATAGGCGGAGCTTTAGTATTGGTTGGCTTGGTTGCTGGGGCTGTACTGATGAGATATGGGATAGGGTTAGGTAATCAACTCACCATAAACAGTAAAGACGGGATATCAATTAACGAAGAGATAATTGCTACGGAACAGGAAAGCACTGAATAGTGTATAATCGCGGCAGATACAATTTTAACAAGAGACATCTCCTGGGTGCTTTTAGAGGCTGGGGATGGCAAGATTATACTACAGCAGAGATAGCTGCTGCCGGTGGAGGTGCAGGGCCACTTGTAATCAACGAGAACGAAAACGGTGTCTACGGCTTATTTGATGCAGATAACGTCATTGCCGGAACCGCTGTTATCGTTACCGCTGCCGACCCCGGCAAGAAACCCTATACTGTTCTTGCTGCGGTTAAGGTCTTTGGCAGTATGGTATCGGCGTCAAATTCCGTCAGTGCAACCAGTGCCGTTTTATCTGGTTCCCCCCATGCAAGTTACGGCACCCTGAGAGTATATTTTCTTTACGACTATAAGTACGGTATGCCCGCCGACTACGAAGTTCCGTCAAGACATATCACTGAGGGCGCATGGAGTGAAATAGAAGCTGCCGCCGAAGGCACTTACGTCAACATCACCGGCGATACCATGACCGGGGCGCTTACTGTTCCCGACCTTACTATAACAACACCAGTAAATATATACGCACTTTCACACAATAGTTTTGCAGATTTCGTTGATACTGAGCATCTTGACCACGCATTAACACAAGACGACGATCTCTTGATCTGGCTACGCATGGATGATATAGATGGCGGTAATCCAGTTGATTTAGCTGATAGCGGTATACGAACATGGACTGCTTCCGGTGGTGAAGAACAAATAGATAACGGTGTAATTGGCAAGGCATGGAATCTCGACGGGATAAATGGTAAGTTTACCGCAGACTCATCTACTGGATTGCCTGTCAATAAGGAGGCGAGGACTCTTGCTGTCTGGATAAAAACAACTAACGCCACCGCTGGAGTGATACTATGTTACGGTGTTGCAGCCGGTGGTGAGCTATGGAACCTCAGCATTGACGATGGCGTTGCTGACGGCCAGCTTTTATTGTTTGTTACTGGTGGAAATAACAGAGGTACTACAGATATTTCTGACGGCAAATGGCATCTTGTCGGCGTTTCATTTGACCCTGACGATGGCGACAACGTCACTGATACTAAACTATGGGTAGACGGTGTAGAAGAGGCTATATCAGCCAACAGTTCCGAAGAACTCTTTACGGATTCATCAAGTTTAACTATCGGGACTGGACAGGTGATTACAACTTTCTTTGACGGCGACATGGATGATCTCCGTCTTTACAGTAAAGCCCTTACCCAGGCCGAATGGACGCAACTTTACGAACTTGGAACTCTTGACGCGATGACGACATTCTCTGCCGCTTATTTTACTGAGTACGTTGCCAGTAGGCACGGGTATTTCAATAATCTCAGCGTATCGGGCACACTTACCTATAATTATATGGATGGGTTGATAGCAGATTTAGTAGTTACGAGCAGCACAAATTTTAGTAAGGTA